TTATTCTATTGATTCCTATATAGAATACCCCAATTAAAGTATTCCACTTAAATCTCCATTTCCCATAAGAGCATTTTCAATTTCTGTCACCTTTTGTTTTTTAGATTTACTTAATGGAATTGCATAGATTTTCTTCATATTGCTGTAGAAATCCTTTTGTTCTTTACTCATATTACTATTTATAGTCATAGATCTATATCCCATAATCTTAACTATTTCATTATCTTCCTTTAGTGATTTAAACATGGCTTTAAATTTCCACCAATGTAAATCTTCTATATCCTGAAGATCTATGCCATATTGGGTTAGAAAAGCGGAGTAAATATAATCATCGTCATATTCAAAACTATATGCTCTTGTACTCTTGCCCATAGCTACTCCACTACTTCCTTCACTAATCTCTTTTCCACCTCTATAAAACCAAAGAATTTGTTTAATTGCTTCTTCTAAATTATCTGGTATTACTGGATAATATAGAAGAAGAGCATTATATATTTTTTCTTTATCATCAAGCTCATCATCTTGCATCATTATTTCAAATAATATTGATGTACGAAAATCATAATTAATTCTATATTCTATATTATCTATTTCAACTTTTTGAGGCAAAATATCAATTAAAATATTCATTATTTTTTAGAACGTCTTTGAATTCTATTAGAAGAATACTTATTAGCAATAAGTTCAATTTCTTTATTCTTCTCATTTATACCTGTGATAAGCATTCAAGTAAGTTAACTTTATCTCCAAATATTCTTTTATGAGTGCCTTCACCAAAAATATCATCAAACACATTAAAGATGGCTCTGCACTGAGTTCTTATTCCTTCTCCAATTGACATATCTTTTGTGTCTTCTTCTATATTCATTACTCTTTTTATTGCTTTATCATATTTTTCTGCCACATCGGCATCAAATATATCTAATTCCAGCTCAATTCCATTAATATTCATTGAATATACCTCCTACTAAATTGCAGTAAATGTTTTTGTTGTAGTATTAAATGTACCCTCGATAAAATCTCCTACCGCATTTAAGTTTCCTGATACTACAATAGTTTCTCCACCTGCTCCAGCTAGTCCAGCAACTTCACAACTTACTTTAAATTTTCTAGCCTTATAAGTATTTTCACTTCCTGCTATTGGTTGAAATAGTTCAACTTTAACATAGTCAAATTGTGCATCTGCCCCAGTAAGATGATTTCTTCCAACGTTATATAATGCCATTACTGCCCCTTCACTTTTAATTAAATCTGATGTAAATGGGAATTGTGTTTGGTATGACTTAATTGTAGTTGAAGATGACTTATCGTTAATATAAACCTTAGTATCAAGTTGAGCTGCAGGGTTTTCATCTAATGTATTAAAACCAGCTCCCATTAATTCATATTTTTCTGCACCTGTTGCTCCACCTATATTTATATAATCTGCTATTTGATGTCTTTGTATTGATTCTTTACTCATTATTTTTTCCTCCTTCTTGGTAATATACCACTCTACATTCTATTTTATATTGTGCTTTATCTAGATTTTTTTCGAAAACATAACCACTTGTTAATGCTTCTATTTTTTGCGCCACTTTACCACTATTTAATACTGGTAGATTATTAAGTTCTGATTGAAGTTCAAGCCACTTAGCAAAGTTTTCATAGAATTTACTATTAGCTATATTTTGTACTACATCTTGTCCATATACTTCCCTACTGACAAACATAAAACAGTATTGTCTAAGACTACTACCATCAACATACTTTTTTAAAATTTGTTCTCTAGGAAGTTCTTCTATCATATAGGATACTGTATTTTCACATAAGTAATTAACATTAATATCATCATTAATATTTGCTAAATAAGGACAGGTTCCTATATATTTTTTGATACTTTCTACTATATTCATTTCTACCTCCTCTACTAATTTATATATTCTCAATATCTATTAGCTATTTATTAAAATCATTGTCACAGTTTAAGAGTTTTCATTACTGGTTTTTAAAATTGAATTTGTTTATATAGATCTTATTAAGCTAATTAAATTTAAATATATATTTTTATTTACTTTAAATTAGAGGCTCTTCTTTCTTTTAAATTATCCTAAGGTATTTCAAATAATTTATAAATCTTAATGTAAAAGTCACCGCATTATTATCACCCCTTTCCTTTAGCTTCATTTCTTATTTGTTAATAAAACTTTTTAACCATAACTCATAGTGATAAATTAATAATTTAAACTTATTATTCTCATTTAAAAATTAAAAACTAATTTATTATTTTAAGACTCAACTTTAAATAACTTATCACCACTGCGATGATATTATTCTAGCACCTCTTTAAACCGATTATATAAAGAGAGTTTAAAAGGATTTTAAAAAGAATTTAGAAAGAGTATATTTGCAATGGATTTAATAGCTTTTGACTTTATTGCTGATACATATTCCTCTGTAATATAAAGTTTTGCTGAAATATTCCTATTACTTTCCTTCTGAAAATATCTCATTTCAATAATACTTCTCTCTCTATCTGTAAGGATTTCTAGAGCATTTTCGACCTTTTTTATTTCAGCCTCCTTGACTTTCATAGCATAGTTCAATTTGTTAATTTTATCCTCTTTTCTTATTATCATGTTTTCCACTGTTGAAGTAATCTTATTTGTTTTTCCCGTATTTTCTATATAATTTACACCAATTCCATCATCATATTCACTTTCTAACAACTCTATATCTAGTTTTATATTTTTTATTTCTGCTTTCGTTTGGTTAAAGTTATAAAGAACGGCTTCAACTTTTTTATTCATATTCATATTGGTTCCCCCCTGAATTTAATTTAATGATTTATAATTTATTTCTTGTAATACAATGCTGATCATATTCATACACCTAACTCCTGTTTGAATTTAATTGAAATCCCTATGTAATACACTTATAGGTAGTAATGTGCATGAATACACTGAATATTAGACCAGAAAAACTTCTTCTCAGTTACAAATATTTAAGATAAAAATATTAAAATTAGAAATTAAATGATATAACTTCAAAAATCATTGAGCGTAATCTGAGCTATACTTATAAAAGAGTGTTATATTTTTAATTTGTAAACCTAAAATAAAAATTTTTTATTTATTTTTCATTTAAAATTGTTTTATGGCTTCAATAGCCTTTTTATTTCCTATCTAAACCCTTTTTTTC